CTGGAGAGCGGACGAAGTCGCTTTTCTGACAGATATAGTCGAGTTAAGTCTTTTGACAAAGATGAACACTATCTGGAATATAAATTCAACCGAGGTATCTATTCGAGGACAGACGAGTTCAAATGTTTCGTCGGTCCATACTTCAAAGCCATTGAGGAGGTTGTGTACAAGCATCCTTCCTTCATCAAGCACGTTCCAGTGAATCAGAGAGCAGAGTACATAAAAGAGATGTTCCTTGGTATGCCCGGTGGGGTCGATGCCACGGATTACACGGCATTTGAGTCTCAGTTCACTGCCAGAGTAATGGAGATGGTAGAGGTCAAGCTCTACAAGTATATGACACAGCACTTGCCAGACAGGGACATTTTCTGGCGCCATCTCCGTGCCATCACTGGTGTTCAGAAGTGTACTTTTAAGCGACTGAACGTAAAATTGCCTTGCTGCAGGATGAGTGGAGAAATGTGCACTTCTCTTGGCAACAGTTTCTCAAATTTGATGTTCGCAATGTTCGTAGCCACCAAGAAAGGGGCAACGGAGATCAAAATTGTCGTTGAGGGCGACGACGGTCTCATGAGGCATAATGGTCCAGAATTATCGGCGGAAGATTTCGCCCGACTCGGGTTGACGATAAAATTGGAACACCATGACCGATTGGAGACCGCGTCCTTTTGCGGCTTGATCTTCGACAGTGAGGAAATGATCAACCTTACTGATCCGCGTAAAGTACTATCTACATTTGGGTGGGGAGACCGAAAGTACGCGCGGAGTCGTCCGGGGAAGAAGCTCAGGCTTCTCCGAGCGAAAGCCCTGTCTCTCGCCTGGCAGTATCCTGGCTGCCCAATCATCTCCGAATTGGCCCAGTACGGGCTCCGCGTCACACGCGGGGTCAATATTGGAAACCTTTACGAGCGATCTAATGATTGGTGGAAACGGGAAATTGGACTGCAGGCACAGAAGGATGAGGCAAGTATTCCGATCCTTGAGCCAGGCCCTCGGTCTAGGGCCCTGGTGGAAGAGTTGTGGGGCATCAGCGTTGAGGCCCAACTAGGGATAGAGCATTATCTCCGGGGGAAGAACGACCTCTCTCCCCTGTCGAGTCCCTGGATCCTCAACGTTACCCCGGATATCTGGTCACACTATTCCACAAACTATGTCAGGTGGGTTATCCCTGGCATGGAGACTCTTGAGAGTTTCCCGTCTTCCCCCG